CCGCCCCGTCCACGTCCAGCGTTCCGCCCAACGTCGCTGCCCCGTCCACGTCCAGCGTCCCCGCGATGTCCAGGGCGGCGATCTGCGTTGCGCCCTTCACCATATCGCTCAAGTGGTGTAGCGACCCGTGGATGCCGTTCAGCTGCTTCGCGATGATCCGCTCGGACGCCACGGCCTCGGCGCGCGGAGTGATCACGGCGCCGGTCGCTAGATCGCGATCCTCCTTATCAAGCAGGTTCCACGGTTGCGTCTTGTAGTTTGCGTTCAGCGGGTCGTAGATATCAGGGAGGATGCTCATGCTCAGTTCTCCAACACAGTAATGCGCGCGGCGTCGTACACCGAACGCTGGCGAATGGTGATCGGGTATTTCGCGGTCTGCCAGGCCACGCCGTCGTCCGAGACTTCGACGAGCACGCTATCGATCCCAGGATATCCCGCGACGTGGATCACAGCCTCGAGCCGCCACGGAAGGACGTCGTCACCGATCCCGTACAGCTCCGGCGCCTGCTCCAAGAGCAGCGCCGCGACGGTATCGGTGATCCCCGCTGGCGTCGCGTCCTCCGACGTCGACGTAGTGATAGTGCACCGAATGTACATGTCGACGTCTTCAACGCGGTTGAACTGGATCGTAATGTTCTTGTTGCCCCCGAGGTTACGCGTTTCCTCGACCAGCGTACCGCCCGGCAGTCCGTACATTTCAGCGCCGGCCCCCCGCGAGTTCAAGATCGCCGTGACGATCTCTTCGTTGTCCCCGCCCTCGACAACGACGTTCGTCGCGTACGCCGGGATCCCGTCCGCATCCGTCGAGCTGGTCGGGTTGTCCCATGCCGCGACGTACGTCACACCGTCGACGCTAGACACCGCAGCCTCAATCGCCTCCGTAGGCCCGAGCGCCCGGCGGTACGCCTCCGTCGTGGCGCGGACGCGGAACTCGGCATCCGTCTCTACAGGAGCGCCGATCACCGGCTGGGCCGTGCTCTCGTACGACGAGAACCCGACAACAACATCGAGGATCGTCCAGTCCGTCGACGCCCCCGGGGCGCTGGTATCCGCCACTTCGCGCTCCAGGACGACACCGGTCACGGTCCCGCCGCCGCCGATCGTGTACGGGCCGTCCGCCACGACCCATACGGTGCCGTCGTTGTCGTATTGCACCCGCGTGCCGTTCGGGATCGACGTCGCCGCCGTACCCGTCGCGGTGCCGGTAACCCGGGATCTTGTCGCGGCTCGGCGCTCGAGCCCTAGTAGGCGGAACACGCGGTCCAGGTTGGTCCCTTCCGCTTCGGCGCCAAGCGACCCGTACACGAGCGCCAGCGCTTCCTGGTCCACCGCTTCGCGCTCCGCTTGGATCCTCGCCCACTGCCCGAGCCCGGACTGCACCGACGTACGGATGCGGTTCGCCTGCGCCGTCGTCAGCGATAGCGTCGTCTCTAGCGAGGCTACGATCTCGTCTAGGATCACGCTGAACGTCTGGGTACTGACCCCGCTGGCTCCTACGGACGCGCTCACGATACAGCCCCCACCACCGTCGTCTCCACGTCACCGATCCTGATCGTCGCGGTGATCTCCAGCTCCCCAGAGGTTTCGACGAACGACAGATCCTCGACCGCGGACACGCCCTCGGTGTCCCCGATCTCCAGAGCGTACAGACCCACGACGCCCTCGACCGGCTCGGTTGACCCGAGGATCGCGTCGTGAGGCACGCCCGCGGTGACTTCGTATGGTGATTCACCTAGCCACGTCATGAACCTGTAAACAGCTCTCTGTGAAACTGCTTCGATCCGATCGGCATCGGACTCGTCATCGAGCAGGACGATGTCGCCGTCGACCAGCGCGACGTCCCATTGCCCCGCGGTCTTTTCGATCCGGTAGTCCATAGGGGTGCACGTATTATGCCACAGAATCACTCTGCTACCACTTTCGTGGTCGCGAACGACGTGAACGGGTTGCTCGCCAGGTACGCCTGCATGGCTGTAAACGCGGCGGTGCCCCCGTCGGCGGATCCGGGTACCGCCGCCGCGAGACCGGCCGCAACGGCGGCGGTGATGTACGTATGCAGCTGCGACGCCAGAGCGACCTGCATGGTGGCCGTCGCTCCGAGCTGCACCCCGGCCACGGGCGGGCCTTCGATAACATGTGCTGTCGGAGACGGCGGAGGTGTAATCGCGTCCGTATCCGTGTGCAGGCCTGGGATGAAAACCGCGTCCCCTAGCGAGTGTGCACGACCGGAAACCGGATCTACCGGTGCCGCTGGGTTGCCTGTAGTGAGCCATCGGCTGATAGCGCGGTCCATACAGAGCACGTAGCCGGTGTCGTTGGGGGCGAGCGGCATCGTCTGGTATGCCGTACCGGCCCCGGCCCGCGGCCACGCGACGGGGATCTGCCCGAACAGGATCGGGGTATCCGGGATGTCGGTACCGTTCGGGCCTGCCAGGATAGGGAGGAACTCGCCTCGAGCATCGACTTTTTGCGTCGCGGCATTGTACGTCACCACGCGGGCCGGCATCGCGACACGGAGCCCGAGCTCTAGGTTCCGCAACTTGCGGTCGACCATCGGGCTAACCTGCGCCAGGGGTACAGATCCATCGACGGCGTCTGACTCTTCATTGTTGCTCACGGAAACCTCCTCAAGACGAGCTCCGAGCTCCACGGCCCCGAGCGCGTGTCTCCTGAATGCGTAACCGCTTCGACGCGGTACGGAGTAGGTTCGATGAAGCGAAGCTGCGCGCGCTGATCGACGAGCTGGACCTGCCGGCCTGGCACGAGGTTCGGATCGAAAAGCACAGCCACCTTCATGACGCCGTTGGCGTCGTCCTGCGGCTCCGACAACCACTGCGTGGATCGAAGCACAATCGCAAGGCCGTCCGTAGGTAGCTTGCGCGCCGCCATATAGAACAGCCCGTCTGCGATCCACCATCGAGCTTTCAGGATCCGAGCGGCCTCGTCGAACAGCTCGGTCACCTTGCCCGCGTGCACGCCAGAGAACGGGTTACCTGCAGCGGCTGGGCCCGCCGCCGCTACAACCGTCGCGACGCTAGGATGCCGCGCCAGCGGGTAGGGGGCAACGCCTCGCGTCGGATCGCCCGTGTTGATCGCCGCGATCGCGATGTCGATCATGTTGTCCGCGGTCAGCCCCGCGGTCCCATAGGATACGGTGAGCTCCGCGAGCGAGTCCCCTGCGTCGTCCGCTGACATGACTAGGGCGTAGTCCGGCCCCTCGCGGCGGTGCGCCTGCATGCTCCTGACATCGCCCCCGAACAGGCGGGCCGTCGTCGAGCCGTACCCTCCGAACAGCAGAACGCGAGATCGTCCAAGCTCCGAAAACGCGTCCGTTACCAGCCGCTCGCGGACCGGGCTCAGATTGTAAATCGCGACGTCCGCCTCGTCTGGATCCGACATCAGCGTTTTCGTCACACGGAACACGATCCTAGGTCCGCGTGGGGCCGGAGGAGGCAGGTTCAGATCCTTGACCGTGAGCACGGTACCCGCCACGGTCGTCACCGTCGCGATCGCAGACGGTCGGAAGTATCGGGGGAACGTGATCACGATGATGGCCTGTACAACAGCCGGGATTCGAGGTCTACGGTCTCAAGGGTCGGAGGGTCGCCGTCGACAAATAGAACGCCCGGCGGGACACGAGGATCGTACTTGTACGGCAACAGAAGATCCAACCCAGGTACTAGGCGGATCGGACCGGCGATGTCCTCGTTGTCGACCGCGACAAGCCACATTACCCACCGTTGAAAGCTAGCCATGTACGAAAAACGAAGGCCGATGCGGACGTCATCGAGCGTGACGAACTGGATCGTCGACCGCTGGCTCGCCGCCACTCGCACGTTGATCTGTGTGATCACAACGGACCCCCCGGGTCTGGCACCGCTCCTGTTGCTTGGCCCCCGATGCCCTCGGTTGCGCCGGCACCTGCTAGAAGCGCGTCTAGGTCCAGCGCACCGTCGACGGATAGCGGAGAGACGATCTGGATCTCCTCGAACGTGATCGTTAGCTCGACCTTATGATCCATCGTGTGCACGTCCTGGATCGACACCGGAGCCATAGACCCGAACACCTGCGATGGCGTCACCACGACGAGCGGCTCTCCGACGTCCGCCAAACGCTGCAGCGCCTTTAGCTGGATCAGGTCGCGGCGGATCAAAGACCCGAACGCCCCGGTACCTCCGCCGAAGGCAAACACCGGCGTCGCGGACAGCGATCCGGACACGGTGAGCGACTCGGGCCGCTTGACCAGGTTGTCGGCCACCGCCTGTTCAACCGGGCTCCTAGCCGCGTCAAACCCACTCGAATGCGTGTACTGCCGGACCAAGTCAAAACGGAACCGGCCAGGTAGATCGATCTGCGCTTGCGTGAGCAAGAACGCGGTGAGCTTCGCGGCGACGCCCGCGGTTCCAGTCGGGTCGGTCGCGAAGATCGCTACGGTATTCGGGCGCAGTAACTGAACGGGCACAACGTCACCTCCTAAAAACGACTTTCGCCATCTTGGTGGACTTCTCGATCGAGCCTTCGAAGTCGGATCGGATCCGTTGTGAGACCTGCCTAGCGATCTCCCCCGCGTCGCCGCTACCGCTGATCGCCTGGTCGATGTCAAACGAGAACGTGTTGGTGATGTTCGACACGAGGGTTTGCGGCGTCGCACCCCTGGCGATCTTCGAAAGCTCGGCGTCGGGCACGTTCTCTCCGAACAACTCGGACATCAGCGGATCGCCCATAGCATCCTGATTCACCAGATCTTGGCCCGTGCTACGCCCTAGGCGACGAAGCGCTGCCTCGCGAGCCACCTTCGCGTTTGAGCCTTTGCCGAACTCCGCAGCCGCGGCCTGTAGTGACTCCTGAACGGCAACGTCTCCGGCACCGCCTTCGGTCGCTAGGCGTTCCAGATCCGATCCGAGCAGGTCTCGTGCTCGTGCCATGAGCTCTGGGTTTTGCTTGCTCCTGCCTCGGCCACCACCTCGGCCGCCGCCCACCTGCTTCAGCTCTGCGGCGGTAAGAGAAATGCCCCGTTGGGCGGCTAGCTCGCGCGCGTCCCCGCCTTGCGACACGAGCTCCTGGATCTCGAACAGGGCCGATCGCCTGGCACCGGCACCACGGCGAAGAGCCTCGGTAGCAGCGTCGGGAGCGATCTGGGTCGCGTTGAACGCCTGGCTAACCTGAGCGTCGAGAGCTTGGGACATAGCGCCCAGCCGCTTTTGGGCCGCTTGTTCGGCCCTGATCTGTCGGCGCCCGCTCTCGGTCAGCGCCCGGGCGTCCCGAGTGCCCACGACGTTGTTGTATGCGTCGCTGTTTTTGCCGGCCGCGTCACGACCCAGGGCGAACCCCGCAGCTCCGATCGGGTTCGCGATCGCAGCGAACAGACTGAACTCCCCACCTGTCGATACCTGCACACGCTGGTCGATGTCCGCAAGCTCGTTCGCGAAGTCGGATGCCTGACGGCTCGCGCCGGCGATGGCCGACGCAACGGATCCGAAGGCGTCCGCTAGCGTCCGGATAACCGTCGGCATGTCCTGCTTTATGAACTCCTCGTTATTCTCGACAAACCCAGCAACGCCTTCGGCGCTGTCCGTGAGCGCAGGGATCAACGCCTCGACCATCGTCAGACCGGCGCCCCGGACCTGCGCCTCGACTTCGGCCATGCGCGCGTCAAGCTCTTTGGCGCGCTGGATCATGTCATCGTCGAGGACCGCACCCGTCGCGCGCGCCTGATCCCCGAGTCCTCGGATCGCGTCCCCTCCCTCGCGGAGTACAGGGAGCAGCGCCCTGCCGTCTTCGCCCATGATCTCGATCGCGATCGACAACTGCTTTGCAGGGTCCCCGACGTCACGGATCGCATCAGCGAACACGGCCATTTGTTCTTCGACGCCAAGTCCTTGCAGGTCTTCGAGCTCCAAGCCGAGCGATCCCATCGCGTCTTTGGCGGGGCCGGTACCGATCCGAGCAAGCTCGCCTAGGTTCTCGCGCAACGTCTTGACCGCTTCGCGGGCGTTGTCCACGGGAACCCGCGCGAGTCTCATGCCCTCCTGGAATGCGGACAGGTCGGACGCGGACACGCCCATTGCTCTAGACCACTGGTCGAGCTCGCGCGCGCTCTGGACCGTGTTCCTCGACAGCGCAAGCATGCCGGCCGCCGCCCCCGCGATCACACCGCCTGCAGCCCCGGCCGCTCCACGGGCTCCCGAACGGATCGCGCCTTTGAAACGATCGAGCGCCCGGGCCTGGTCCTTGGACGCCTTCGTGGCGATCCTCCCGGCCTCCTTCGCTTCTTTGGCCGCGGATCGATACGCCGCTTTCGCTCTCTTCTCGTAACGCTGCAGGTTCCGAAGCTGCCGACGGAGCTGTTGTTTTTCTTCGCGCGTCGTCGCTTTCGTGAGCTGATCCCGGATCCGTTCGATGCGTCGGCTCGTCTCTTTGACCTGCTTCGCCCGCCGTTCTTCGGCCTGATTGAACTGCTTTTCGGCCTTGTCCAGGTTGCGCGTATCGGCCTTCCCGAACGCGAGCCCAAACACAAAATCCTCGATTGTATCAGGCATTACTTTCGGCCTCCGCTTGTCTGGCGTCTCTCCACGACCGGTCGACGTGGTCGATATCTTCGAGGTTATACAGGTCGTCCAGGCTTAGGTCATGCATCAGCGCGGCATACATGGCCACGTCAACGCCCTCGCCCGGACGGATACAAAGGTTCCCGATCAAGGCCGGGACCCGGGAAAATCCACAGCCGCCGATCCGGCTGGGTTTACTTTTCGGCGACCACTGGGCTAGCGGCCGCCTAGTGTAGGGCCCCTGAAGTTGTGCGCCAGGACGAGCAGGCAAACCTTCAATAGGTGCGGGTACTCCCCCGCGAAATGCTCGTCGAGCTCTGGCGACAGGTCCCCTCCCTTGCTCCCAGGCATGTGGACGTAGCGGCTTGCCTTCGTCCGGGATAGCAACGTACGCACCGTCTCCATCGCGTCGTCCCGGATAGCCCGGTCCATGAGCGGGGTGAGCCAGTCCACGCGAAACAACGCTCCCTCGCCCACCGCTAGCGCTCTGGTGATCGACGGACCGAACAGCGCCGCGACCTTCGGGCCGACGTCCAGCCCGACGCTCGCGGGTAGCTTCGTCGACGTGTACACGATCCCATCGATCTTGTGCTGCACCGTCCGCGGTTTGAGGTCTAAGGACGACAGCTCGCGGGCGTACGCGAAAATCCGCCGTGTTTTTTCCTGAGCGGCTGCTACTGCTTGATCGAACTCGGACGTGGGGGGTGGGTTTGTTTCGTCGTTCATGCGACGTCATGGCCTCCAAGGAATGATTCGATCTGGGCGGCTTCCCACACCCAGGTACGGCTTCCTCGTTCGCCTCCGAACGATACGTCCGGGGTAGCGTTGAGGAACGCCCCGGTAGCGACGATCACGGTGTTACCGTTCAGGTCCTTCAGCGTGAGCACACCGGTCACGTTCTCCGTGAGCTCGTCGGTCGCCTGGGCGCCGGATAGTACGGTGTTCGTCGGGCTCGATGCCGACAGCGTGACCGAGACGGTGCCGCCCTTGTTGTTGTTTCTGACTCGAGTTGCGTTACCCGCCCGATCCGCCTCGCGAGACCACGTCGGGTTATCACGCGCCGTCGACAGGAAATCGCCCGGGTTGACTGCCCCGTCGACGATGTCAAACACACCGATAGGCGTCGCCCACGAGCCGGTAACCTGGAGAGGATCGTATTGTCTGAGTTCGCCAGCCATGATTTACTGCCTTGCCGTAATGTTGAGTACGACCTTCTCAAGGGTCGGTTTGATGTAGACGACGCCGGTCATCCGCAGGATACCCGCCTCTCGGTCCGCCGCGGAGATCTCCGACGGTTTCGGCACGTTCAGGTAAGGCGTCTGCTCCCCGGCGAACTCCTCTCCGTCGGGCACGACCTTCGCAATGAGGTGGTCGGCACGAAGCCCGTTCGCGAACACGTCACGCACGACCGACTCGGCTCGTCCGATGCCGTCTTTGTCGAGGAAGATCGCGTTGGGCTCCTTCAGCCACATGTTGAGGAAACCTTCCTCGAGGCGAGCGTGCATCCAGTCCTGGGTCGTAATGACGCGGATCGGCAGACCCGCTCCCGCTACGCCAGAGCTCGTCCATCCCGGAGCGGTGAACGCTTGCGACGTGAGCCCCTGGCTAGAGACCGTCGGCGCGAAGTAGTTGCACAGCACGTTCCGCAACGCGGTCACGTTCGCCGACGTCAAACTCTGCGTCCCGGTCACACCGACGATGTTCTTGTAGCTCCACGACAGCTGCTGCGTGTCGAGGTTGTTACCGAAGCAACGCGCCATAACCCGCTCAGCGAGCAGATCGGCGTCCGTCGGGTGGTACCAAAGCGACGTGCGGTTGTAGCTGTTCGCCATCAGCTGTGAGCCGACGTCGTCGTCCGTGGTTTCGATGGCCAGGCCGTCCGGGGTCTCCGGGTCGGTGACCGTGATCGTGCCGGCGTCCAAGCCGTCCTGGGTCTCAAACGTGACGACGTTGTCCGTGGTGGAGATGCTCGACGCGACCAGCACGTCCTCGAGGTCCCCGGCCGCGCCCGCTGCGGTGTCCAGCGCGGTGTCTAGCGCAGCCGCTAGATCGTTATTCGTCGCCGGCGTGGTGGACCGCGTGACGGTGATATCTACAGGAGCCGACAGACCGAACCCAGTGAACGTCAGCGTATAATCGCCGTCGGTCGGGGTACCATCGAACGTCGCCTGATACTCTTTGCCCGCGTCGTCCAGCAAACTCGGTGCGTTGCTCTGCGCGAGGAATAGTTTCCGGACGGTCTGGATCGTGGCGGCAACGGCGAGGATGTCCGAGTCGTCCCGAGACTCCATCGTCACGCCGTAGAACGCACCTGCGTTTTCTGCAAGCGCGGCAGTTAGGGCAGCGTTAGGGCCCCCGCCTGAGTCTCGGATCGAGTAGAAGCTGGTCGGCTTCTTGCTCTGTTGCGCGAGCCCGACGGCGAAGTCGTGCATAGGGGACCCGGACGCAAACCCGGCATCGAGAACGGCTTGGGCCGAGGTGTAAGGCCCTTGGATGATGTTGGAGTCCACCGAGTTTTCGTTGATAAACGCGGGCGTGGTCAGGCTCGCCGAGCCCTGGCTTTGACCAGCCAACGAAACATCGACGTCGGCATAGAACGTGATCGGTACTGACATTGTGTAATCAACTTTCTGCGGCCGCAGCTCCTACCGCGGCAATAATAGCATTTCCATGGCGCGCGTCGATATTCGCGAAGACCTGCACCATCCTCGTAGCCTGTGCGGCGGATATCGACATGAGCGTGACGTTCAGGTCCACCACCTCGCGGGATTCCCAGTCGGGGCCGGACAACCGATCGAGATTGATCGGCGTTCCCATGTCTACACGTAGTCCGTACTGGTCGCGGACGTTTTGCATCGGCGGGAGGTCTGTAGACGCGAATAGCTCCGCCATGGCAGCGCCCGCGCCGTTCATCGGCTCGGGGCGTTTGTCCGAGATCTGGAGCTCGATTCGATACGTCGCTTCATCGATCTGAACCTTGCGATCCGTGAGCGTTGCTCCCGATTGACCACCATACGGGCTCCCTACCAGCGAGCCGTAGTAAGGCAAAAACGCCGTGGTCGCGGAACCTAACGCGATCAGCCCGGTGACGTCGCCGGGGCTCGTCGGTGTAATCAGGATGCTGACACCGTTGTCCGCGGCCGTAAACGTTGCGTCGATGTCCGACGCTTGCAGCAGCGCAAGCAGTGCGTCTCGCACGTCGCCTCGGGACTCCCCCGCCGATGCCGTGTGCTCGACCTTGATCCCCGACGCGATGATCCCCGCGGACGCGCCCTCGACAATGTCGTCGGTGATCGTGACGGACGCCGCCTCGATGACTCTCCAAGGACGGACGGACGCACTGCCCTGTCCAGCGGAGCGGGGTCCCGATACGACGCGGAACGTCGCCAGGCGTTGCCCGGCTACCTCGCGCGGGAGCTTCGTCCTGCCCCACGCAACCGTCGCGGACGGGAGCACAGCGGAGACCCACGCCACGAGCCCCGCCTGCATGCGGTCTAGCCGGATGGATCTCGTGGTCATCGGATCAGGATCTCCGCGGTAGGCACCAGGAACGTCTGCCCACCCCACACACGGCGGTGGGCCGGGTTGAGCCCGATCGCAAGCTCGCCGAAGGAGACGATGCCGATCACGTACCCGTCAGCGTCTACCGCAGGCCCGCCGGACATACCGGGGAGCGCGACCGCGTCAACCCCGATCTTGTTTTTGCCGTCGAACACATTCGACACTACACCCCGAGTCCAGGTCTGACGATCCTCGTACGGGTGGCCGGCAAGGTACACATCTTCTCCGAGCACCGCAGGCGATGAGCGCATGCGCAACCACGACAGCCGGCATCCGGTGACGGTCAGAATCGAGTAATCTTGATCTCTCGACGCACGGATCCCCACGGGTGTGCACGTCTGCCCGTCTTCGGTCACGATCTCCGCCATCGCGGCCTGACTCGCGTCCTCTACGACGTGCTTCGCCGTGAGGATCTGATTCGGGGAAACGGCGAAACCTGACCCGTGAACGCGCGGGCCGTAGGCGATCAGCACTACGGCTTTGTGCGTGCGCTCTGCGAGCGTCCCGGTTTCGGGAGGGTCGTTCGGGGGCAGACGCGTCACTTGAGCGCAGCTCGCCAAGAGCAACAACAGGATCGGTAAGATTCGATGGATCATGACGTGGTGTCCTTCAAGATCGCGAGCACGAGGCGAATACCCCCTAGCGTTTCGTAGTCCCCGTCCGCGGTGACCGTATACCAACGCCCGCCGTATTGAACCTCTGGCGAGCGCACGCCCGACGCCCTAGACAGCGCCGACCCAGCTCGAGGGTAGAGGGCGATCGTCTCGCGGTCCCGAACTGCCTCGGGTAACATCTCGCGGAACCGGCGGGACGTCGCCGGGTGCACAGGCATCGTCTCGGTGGTGTCCGTCTCACCACTGGCGCTGTACGAGCCGTACTCGTCGATCGACCCGCCCGACCACGTTCGGACGGTGACCGTCGACGCCGGGATCACATCGACCAGCCCGCCGACAGGGATCACGACCGGATCCTCCTCCGCCGTTGCCAGTCCCTACGGCGGTCCCTCTCGTCCAAGGCCACGAGCGCGGCCATGCACAAGAAAAAAACGAACCAGGTCACTCTTCGCCCCCTTGATCCACGATCACACCGTCACGGACGATCGCCCACGACGCGTGGGTATGCAGCGTTCGCTCCGTTCCGATCAGCGGATGGTCGTGACCCTTTCTTTTGATCGTCGCTTGTGCGTTCGGACGAGCCCATTCTTTGGATCGACTGAGCGTGTCGCGTAGCGCCTCGAGCCCCCGCTGCGCTACCGGGCGCACGGCGGTATCGACGTCGCGCCCAGCAAACCGGCCTCGCTTGTCTCGCACGACACCACGCGCCACCGCGCGAGCGGCCTTTTTCGCGGCGGCGATGAACTCGGTTCGATGCCGATCGGCGGTGACGCGGATCAGCGGGCGGGCGGGAACACCTAGCCCGTACTCGTGGATCTTCGCCAGGTCCTTGATCGACAGCTCCGGGTTGTCCGGGTGCGTCTCGTCTCCGGACGGTCCTTGATAGCCGTAGCGGGCCTTCGTCCGCGAGAGCAGGGCGAGGGCGTCTTTGATCTTTTTCGTGCTCATGGTGTCCCTCCCGTGAGCCCGGCTCGCCACGCTTTGACGTGGTCGAGGGCGTACGCCTTCGCGGCAAAACGGCGGTAGCGTCGTCGCCAGTGCCCGAGCCGGGCCGCACGGAATAGGATCCGGTCCTCGCCTTCCAGCATATGGATCATCGCCTGCGCTTCGAGGGCGAGTAGATGAGCGTTCGTCCATCGAAACCGCCGGATCTCGCGTGCTGCGTCGACGGTCTCACCTACGACGGCGGCGTATTGATTGATCGCGGAAACCTGCGCTGCGGCGCGAACCGCCATCATCGCAACGCCAACCAATCGAAGATCTGATACACAACACTCGTTAGGGCGGCCGCCATGGCCCCCCAGGCGCTCTTTTTTGCTTTGACTGCCTCCGCCACGGCTCCGCGGCGTTCGGCCCTGGCCTCTTCCAGCGTTTCGATGCGGCCGTCTAGCTCGCGGATCTCGGCCGCGTGGTTGTCCAGCTGATCGATCTTCGACTCCACAGACGTAAGCCGGTTCGTCAGGCTCACTTCGATCGATCGAACACGTGCGTCGATCTTCTCCAAACGGTCGATGATGATCTGCCCGAGGTTCATTTCATCCGACCTTCGGTCGGGACACGAGAGAGTCCCGGATCTGCAAAAACTGACGGCCGTAGATCGTGCTGGCGTACAGCGGGTCGACCCGGTCAAAGCGGCCCCCGTAGGTCGCGGAGATCTCCCCCGCCTTCGCGGACGTCACGACCCCGGACTCCCCGCCTGCGATCGCGCCGGACAAGACGAGGTAGTGCGCAGCGACGAGCGCGTGTGCTCGGGTCGCTGCGTCACCATAGGAAGCTAGGTTGATCTCCGCTCGTGCGTCCAACAGCGCTAACGCCCGTTGATCCTCGGTGGCGTCTGCGGTCGCCGGGATCCTCGTCGTCAGGTCGCTGTCGGATGCATAGCTCATTTTTGAAGCACGGCGATTCGGGCCTCCGCCAGCGCCTTACGGGAGGGATCGTCGTCGAGTTCGGCGAGCAGGCGCAGCCCTGGGATTGACTGAGCCGATTCGCAGATCTCCGGGGCGTGGTGCGTCCAGTAGCTGAGAGCACGGTCGCCGCCGATGCACTCGGACATGTCGAGAAAACCTCGAAGGAACCGCGGATCCGAAACGTCGTTGGGTCCGGTCACGCATCGATCGACGTCGAACGACGGCGGCATGCCCTCGCGGACGTTCTTGTTTCTGGCTCTCGACTCCACAACGCGCCGGGCGGTGTTGAGAACCAGCCGGTCAAGGAGATGTTTTTTCTTCTGGGTGGTCATTCACTGCCTCGTAAAAATCGGAGGGCTGCGGATCCCACACCCGTAACAAACCCACCCAAGAACCGAGCGTCACAGGATCCGCCGCCGCCCCGTCAGGGTCGGGTGGGTATCTAGTCGATCAGGTAGTGCCGAAGCGCATAACCGAAACGGCCTGCGGGATCTGGCACCGACAGCCGCCGATCTTCTCGTGAGTCAGCGTTTTGATCTTGAGATCCTCCTCCTGCGGAGGCCGCTGCGAGAACGGACGAGCCTGGACAAACGCCAGCATCGACGCGTCCGCGGCAGGTAGCGCCATCATGAAGTCCCCCTCGAGCCCGCTGGTGTCGGTCCCGGTCTTCGGGTCGACGCGGAAGGCCGCGGCGCACTCGTTCAGGATCTTGAACTCGACCCGCATCTGGCCGGTCTCGTCGCCGCTGTACCGCGCGAGCATCCGGTCCCACACCGTGACGTTGCCGGACGCGGTGGCGGAGATGTAGCGGCTCTTGGCCTCTTGCACGAGGCTGAGCGGCATGAACACGGTGGCCGCAAAGTAGGCTCGCTTGGTCCGGTCGGGGATCGAATCGATCAGCTCCTCGACGTCCGCCATCATCTCGGCGTCGGTCTTGTTGGCCCACAGCCGGCTGGACGCTCCCCCGTTCAGCGGCGCAAGGAAGTGAGCGACGTCGGGGTTATTGCAGAGCCCTTCGAGCTCCTTCTTCTTGTCGCCGAACAGCCACACCCAGTTTTTCCACTCGTCGTGGGCCCGCTTCGCCATCCGGCCCTTCATGACCTGGAGGTTCATGCTCGGGTGCTGGGCGGCGCGTTCGAGATCGAAGATCGTCACATCCCACTTGTGACCGAACTCGGCCATGCGCCCGTCAAACTGACGAAGCGTCGCGGAGTTAGACGGCGCGAAAGTGCCGTCGTCGTCGATCCAGTCGGCTTTGCCCTGCTGGTCGATCAGGTAGTACCGATACGTCTCATCCGCCGGGCTGGGGCTCGAATCGATGGGAAGGACTCCGCCGTTCGCTGCGAGCAGCTCGGGGTAGACCGTCTCCATGATCTGCGGGTAGACGTGCCGCAGACGCTCGGCCATGAGCGGCGCGAGCTCCCAATCCAGGCGCCCCTGACGTCCCGCGGCGTCCAGGACAGCTTCCACCGCCTGCTTGCTCGGGAACACGTCGGCGTAGGCGTCGCGAAGTCGTTTGTGCTTTTCGTTCATTACTGCGCTCCCATGTGGATCTTGACGATTACGAGCTCGCCATCGGCCGCGGCGCCTTGTGCCGTGGCAAAATCGCCAACGTAGATGGCATCGGCGTCTGCGGTGCCTAGGGTGGCGGCGACGGTCGCGGCCTCGGTGTCGTCGGCCCACGTCGTACATTCCAGGCTAAGGATCTCGTACCCGGCGTCGGTCGTGAGCGTGACCAGGGTCGAGGACTCGGTCACGGTGATCCCGAACCCGTTGGTGGCCGAATCGGCGGCACCGAGCTGGTCTACGATCGCGTCGTACAACCCGTCGACGGCGTCAGCAACGGAGGTGGTGCCGTCGGTCGGGGTGTAGCTCGCGGCGAACCGTCGGCGAACACCGGAGCTGTCGAGGATCTCGAACGCGACTCCGTATTCCGGCTGGTCTGCGACGGGCCCGAGAGTCGAGGCTTGAGCGCCGCCGGCCGGGGTGGCACGGACCCGGCCGACAGCGCCAGCGCTCGAAGTGAGTGCTCGCCTGGCGTACAGTTTGTCACCGCGGGCGATCGCGCCTTCGGCCTTCATGTAGCAGCGACCCTGCTCCATGATGGAGTAGGTTTTGCCCCGCTCGGCTCGGTCGGTGCTCGATGCGGTGCCGCCGTCGGTCGACCGGAAGTGGTTACCGTCGGTCCGAAACAACACGCCGGCGATGTCGTCCGCAGCGGTGTCGCTAGCGAGCGCGTCGAAGGTCCCGGCCTCGTCGCCGAAACGGACGAACCGACCGAACTCGACACCGGACCCTCCGGGGTCTTGGGTGTTCGTCACGACCGGGTCTGCGACCGCGGTACCGCCGGTAGCGGAGATGCTGTAGCTCCGGTTCGAGTTCTTGGCGGTGAACGTCAGGAGCACGTCCCCGCCGGATACCTCGCCGGCAAGGTCGAACAGCATCGGCAGCTGATCGTGCACGTCGAAGGCGTCCTGAGCGTTGCTCAGGAGCGTCGCCTCGGTCGCGCTACCGGTCGCGGTGAGAGTGTAGGACTGCGACGTCACGTCATCGGTGAACGTGATGACCAGGTCATCGGTCTCGCTCCCGCCGGTGACGGTGACCAGCGAGATCTGCTCTAGCTGGGGCAGAGTGAGCGGTCGGGACTGTCGGCAGGCGAGGGCGGTACCCTCGACTGCGGTCGCGTGCGCGGCGTTATACGTGGTCTGCATCTCTTACTCCTGCAGCCCGAGGGATCGGGCAATGGCGCGGACTTCGGCTGCCGCGATAGGGTCATCATCCGCATCGGCGACCTTGCGCCGGCGCTCGAACGGGTTCGCCGCTTCGGGCTTAGGCCGTGCGGCAAGCTCAGCCGAAGCGATCTCGACGAGGGCATCAAGCACCTCTCCGGCCGCTTTGTCGGCGCGATCCTTGTGGCGTGGCATGACCGACGCCACGAAAGCGCGCGCGAGATCGTCGTCCCCTGCATCGTCCATAGCGTCGACGTCCAGGTCAGCTCGCAGCGCAAGGCGTTCCAGCCGGACGCGCCGGCGTACTCGTCGGTTGATTTCGTCCATGCTCATCTCTTCGTCGTCTTCGTCTTCATCTTCGACAGGCTCGGCGGGCTCGACAGGCTCTTCAGCGGGCTCTTCAGCGGGCTCTTCAGCGGGCTCTTCAGCGGGCTCTTCAGCGGCGGCCTGCTTCTCGCGCATCTCGCGGAGTTCCTCGACCGCGGCAGCGACCCACGTCGGGACCATGATCTCTTGGCCGTCGGGGCCGACGAGTTTCGCCTCCGTGACTGGCGCGCCTACCTCGTCCTGGCGTTCGGGTTGCGGATCGGTGCTCGGTTTTGCCATCGTGATTGCCCCCCCATAATGGACCGGGATCTGCGCATTGTCCATAAACACGCGGACGGACGAACCAGCACGCCCTCGTTGAACCGACGCGAGGTGATTACCCTCACAGTCGGTTTGTACCGCGTCGAAACGCTCGCCGCGATACACACCGTCCCGGACTTCGACGCGACTCCACATACCGATGGAGAGTTCGCGCTGGCCGTCGTGGATCTTCTGGATTAGGGCCGCGTCCATGACCCGGAGCGTCCCTCGGAGATAAGTCACACCGTCGAGCGTTTCCGTCCGGACATCGTTCAAAACGACGCCTCGCACGTACTGACTAGCGTTCGCGGCCGTTACCATTTCCGGCGGATGGTCGTCCGTGATCGGCGCGTGCTGGAACGAGTCGGCGGCGGCAGCGAGCTCGCTCGCGGGCCGGTACTCGTTCCACACGCGCGTCCCGTCGGAGTACTGGAGCAGGCCATCACGCGCTAGATACGCGTCCACCACGAGGAAACCCTCGTCGGTGTATCGCGCACTCGCCGCCTGCGGCGACGGCGCTGGCGCGTCGAAGTCGAGAACGCACGACAACCGGTCGATGCGCATGACGCGCGTCATTGCGTCGCCCTCCGAACCCGAGACGCAATCGCGCGTTTGCGCGCCGCACCCCGGAGACGTGCGAGACGTGCCCAGCGGTTTCTGCGCGCTTCCACGTGCCCCGGCGCGCCGGGTACAGCCAGGATGTCAACCACCATCGGTGCTCGCCTCGACCGGATCGTCAGCAAACAAACCTGCCATGTGCGCGGCCTCGAGACCGAGGGCGAGGAACGCAGCGAGCGCGCCGGCCAGGACAACGATCGCCTTCGCATCGCCTTTGTCCCACTTGCCGTCGCTCAGCTCAGCAACGGCTTCGCGGACGCTCTGGATCTGCTCCTCGAGGGACGGATCGGGCATGTGCGCATTCTACTCGCCGGGCCGGTATGTTGCAAGTCCCGGGCCACCGTGTAATCTGTGAGCGTATGAACCGCAACAAACCAGGCCAGGGAGCTCGACCTATCGCGTCCACGCGTGTCCCGTGGGAGGTGCACCACCGCGCCGTAGACGCCGCACTCGTGCGGGGGATCACAAGGGCGGAGCTGTACCGGCAGATCATCATGGGTGCTCTCGCCCCTAAAGAGGGGGCGCCGTCGATCAAGAACGAGCAGGAGTACGAAAGAAGCCTTCGGGAAATCGATCGACTTGCGCGCATGAACCGGGAGAAGCCAAAAGCGGCTCACGAAGACAGGATCGAAGTGTTGGCCACGCTTGTCGAGGCCTATGAAACGCAGCTTGAACGATGCGATCTCCTCGCCTCTAAAGAGGATGCGTAGTGCGAGTCGTGATCGCCGGCGGTCCTCGCGTAGGAAAGACCACGCTCGCCGATAAGCTCGGCGGGCGGGTCATGCACACCGACGACCTCATCGGCGAGGCGGACTGGTCCGAGTGCTCTCGGATCGTCGCGGACGAGTGGATGACCGAGCCTGGGCCGTGGGTCATCGAGGGAACGGCTACCGTCCGCGCGTTGCGCAAGTTCATGGCGCTGCACCCAGGCGCAAAACCGTGCGACCGCGTGATCTGGCTCTCGAAGCCGTGGATCGCTCTCACGCCCGGGCAGGCGCGCATGGGCAAGGGCTGTGCCAAGATCTGGCTAGAGATCCGAGACAGGCTCGCCGCGCTCGGCGTCGAGATCGCGCTGCAGTAGTTCCTCTAGCAGGTCCCGCGCGGCGGTGTTCACGGACTGCCCCGGGTAGGTCCGCTCGATGAGCGCGTAAAGGTCGCCGCGCAGCTTGAACTGCACGTGCTTCCGGGTTCCGCGGTACAGGTCGCTCATGCTGACCTGCTATACAGTAGGGATTCTAGCGCTTCAAACAGCGAGATGCCGTTCCTCAGCAGCCCCAAGCGCCAGAGCTCGGAAGCGAGCTCGTCCAGATTGTGCGCCCGCCACGCCTGGAGCAGCTCGAACGCTTCGGTCACCTCCTCGCACACTTCGTCGGTCGCGCCTTCGGTGTAGGCCCACACGGTCCCGGCGATCTCTTCCACACCGTCCGGGATCGCGTCATACGCGGTCACGACCTTGGCCGCCTCGCCGACCAAGTCCATGTGGTCGGCGTCGAGGCCGGCCCGACCCTCGAGCGCTGCTCGGAGTTGTGCCCACGTCGTGTCCGGGATCACGTCGTCTTCGCGGTCGTGTTCCCGGTTCGACAGCTCGATCTCGAGCGCGGCGATCTTTTTTCGTGCCTGCTCGAGCTCCTCGACTAGTTCGGCCTTTTTCATGCTCGTCGCAGTATACCACGATCGGGCCTAATAGCCAGAGAAAAGCGAGCCGCCGCTCGATCGGGCGTCGATCGCCAGCTGCGCGTGCACGAGCGCGTCCATACGGTCGGGTGAGCTCCCGCCGGGGGCCCACTCGACCATCTGGTCTTCGAGCTCGGGGAACTCGCCCACCATGTAGCACAACCCGCGCTCCCATAGATTGACGGCGGCCTCGGCTCGGGCCGACTTGCTCTTCGTCGCGGTGACGAGTTGGTAGTCGGGCTCGGGCAGTCCTTGCAACTCCGATGCCATGCGCACAATCGTGCGGAGCATATCCTTGCCCTGGTTGTCCTCGATGACCAGGCGCGCGCGGCAGTGGTGCCGCTCTCCTAGCTCGTTGGCGAGCCGGATCGCGACAGCGCACGCATCTACGGGCGACGTCTCGCTCTGCGTCCGATCCGCGAGCACGTACTGGTGATCGCGCCAAAGACCGACCGCGACGATCCCCGAGTCGTCGGACGTCTTCGTGTCTGTGACTGCGGGGTCGTACCCCACCACGATGTCGTCCAGCGCCCTCGAAGGCGTGACCTCGATGCGGTGATCGTCGATCATCTCGCGGGACCACCCGCCGTCGCCGTCGTCCAGGAACTCGCCGAGCCATTCCTGCCGGCCGGTCTGCGTCCACCGACCCTGGCGATCCTGCATTTCCCGGAGCTGCTTCTTCAAAAAGTTCGGGTCCAGGTTCACCGCGTTGTCGCTCGTCGCGCCGCGGACGAGGTAGACGTCGCCTTCGTCCACCATCCGCGCGAGTTTTTGATTGATCGCGGATCGCTTGCGCGGGCTCGACGTGATGACCCCGTGCGGTCCCGGAGGTGGTGACCGGCGCGATAGCGTCGTGTTGATGTTGATCCAACTCGCGACCGGCGCCTTCCACCAAGGCAGCTCGTCCAGCCACCAGTAGGACGCGTCCATACCTCGCACCTCTTCGCGTTCGCCGGAAAACGTCCGTAGTCTCGCGCCCGACGGGTGGATCGCGAGGCCGTTGCCGGATTGCCAGTCGATCTCGTACCCGCGCCGCTTCGCCATCGTGACCATGCCCGATGGGCCCTCGAGCATGGTATATCGCACTTCGTCCATGTTTTTGGAGCACGCGCCGCCGAAGAAGTCGGGCCCCCAGCGCTCCATCAGGTCGAGCGTGTAGTTCGCGCCCGCGAAGGTTTTGCCCCACCGCCGTCCGGCCTGGATATACCACCACCGCCCCGCGTCCGGCGGGCGGAGCTGCTCCGGGCGGGCCAACACGGCATGGTCCCGGACAACCCACTCGAGGAGCTTGCGGTGGTCTACGTTCGGCCTCGAGACGAGGCGGGCGAGGGCGGCGGTGTCAAGCATCAGTCCCCCTTCCCAGACCTGGACCCGGACCAGGACCAGGACTCGGACTCGGACTCGGACTCGGACCAGGACCCGGACCCGGACCCGGACCAGGACCTGGACCAGGACCAGGACCCGGACCCGGACCTGGGCCTGGACCCGGACCAGGACCTGGGCCAAAACGCGCGGCTATGCATCCGGCGCTCTCCCGAACGACTCGACCGACGCCAGTTGGACGTAGTGGTCCCCCCGGAACCGCTGAAAATCCGAGGGCGGTCCGGTGAGCTCACCAGTGCTGTAGACGATCCCGGCCTCGGACAGGAGCAGACAGGTGTCGTTGACCCCCTCCAATCTCCCGCGGTAGATGTAGCGACAGCAATAGATGTGTACGACTTCGCCCAGTAGGGCGAGAAGGCCTTCGCCTTCAACCTCTTCGATTTGGATGCGTTTTTTCATTTCGTTCTCTCTTCTGTGAATGGGTTCAATCATCGTCGTGTCCGTGTTAGCCCGGGCCGGGCACCGCTGATGTTCGCCCCGCGGAAATCGCGACGCCCGTCGGCGTAGGCCTGGAGAAGTTCGTCGCGGGTCATGCCATCCCCTTCGCGCGGGCGATCGTGGTGCCGTCGTCGAGAGTCCAGACACCCGGGGCAGTCTCGCGGGCGGTGCGCAGCATGGCGGCGTCCTCGCCCTGCGACTCCCAGTGATCGGCGAGCACGGAGATCTCGATGTCGACAATCGACGCGCTCGTTTCGATGGTCTCAGTGCCAGTCCAGGTCTCGTGGGCGATGATGACGGGGTTTGGCATGGTACTCACACCCCGAAAGCCCCGACCCTTGCGGGTACGGAGCGGAGCGGCCTCGAGAGACGTCGGGGTCAGTCCGCCACGACGGTGACCATCGGGCGCGAGTCATCCATGGCGCGGGCGCTGTTGATCGCCTCGGCTGCTGCTTCGCGGTCGCCAGCGTCGATGAGGCTCACCAGCTCGGTGTCGCCGGCCGCCCCGGCCTCGACGCGTAGCGCCTGGATCATCTCGTCGGTCAGAGTCTCAGTGAGGGGGTTGGTCTGCGTCGTGTCCATGTCTTTGGTATACCGCGATCTGCTTCGGGCGCAAGCTAAAAGTCTGGGTTTTTTTCGATCCCTAGCAGCTCGAGGATCTCGTCCGAGTGCTCGGCCTCGAGCCGAGCGGCGAGCTCGTCCGGGGGTAGGTGCCGCAGCTCGCCTTTGCCCTCGAGCCACCGACCGACCCTCGAGGCGAGCAGGCGCCGCGCCTGCCGAAACAGGCCCGCCTCGAGCGGCGAGAACGTACCTGCCTCGTCGGTGGCGCTCTCGCGCTTCGCGGCCTCGGTCCAGTCCGCGACCATCTTCGCCGCCTGGAGCGCGTCGCGCGTCGTGTCCGGGTGCTCGAGGATCCCGCCCACGCGCTGGAGCAGCCACGCGCGGGTTGCGCCCTTGTCCGCGTCTAGGTCGATGCTCGGCGAGGGGGCCTGCGGTCTCGGCGGCGGCTCCGGTTGCGGAGGGATCGCGCCCGGGGGCGGAACGCCGGCGGCTCGAGCGGTCGAAGTCAAGGACTCGCTGTCGTCGTAGGTGCCCGCCTTGAGCTGCCGGATCCACGTGGCAACGGTCGTGTGGGGGATCCCAAGGGCCGCCGCGACCTTGCGGCCGGATCCGTGCACATCGACCAGGTAGGCGAGCTCGCGCGCCCTCGGGCGCTGGTGGGCTTTCGTGCGGGAGGGCATGTTCTGTAAGGCGGCTTACACCCTTTACAGGTGTACCGCACACAGCGTACTGTGTGTACGGCACAAAAGCAAGTGCGCTAAACACGCGGCGGCGCGGGCGGCGGCGCGGGAGGTTGTGTCCCCATGCGCGAATACACGACGACGTTACTGCCCGCTCGACCCTCCCCGCTACAACCAACACGGCATCACAACCGCGAGCCACTCACGCTCCCTGCCCGGGTCTGAGCACGTCACGTGGATCGGCTCCAACGCGCCGTACACCGACACCCGCACCGCCGGATGGATCTTGGCCAGGTGCTTCATCGTGCCGCCCAGAAGAGCCGCGTCGATTCCGAAATCACCTACATCGGGGTCGCGCTTGGGTGTGCGCACCACGACGTGCACGGGCGGGAACAGGTTCTCCGATGCTGAGAAAGGCACATCAAAGCCGGGCGTACGCAGCGTGCGAAGGCACACGTCGACGGTCTCTCGGGCGCGGAGAACCTTGTATGTCTGTTTCGCGGCCTCCAGGGGCACTAGGACAGGCTCTCCCCGGTCCGCGGCCCAGGCCTTCCCACCCTCCTGGCGGCACATGAGAAGGCGTCTGCCGTCCGTTGCCGCGGCCGATCCGTCTGACCAGACCGCAATCTGGTGCAGGTTGAAGCGGGCAGGATCCTTGGACGCGTGTGCGATCAACGCGCCGAACTCGTGTTTCGCGAACTCGACCATCACTCACCCCCGCGTTCTGCGCGCGCCAGGAAGGACAGAGCCAGGCGCCGAGCACGCTCGCGGGCGGCGGGCGTCGTGGCAACGCGCTCCGCGGCATCCTCGATCGCGGAGATAGGCTCGGCGCCGTCGCGGATCCTATCGATCGCTGCGGTGATGATTCGTTGGGTGGTCGTGTTCACGCCTTCGGTATACCGCTATCTAGCTCAGGCGCAAGGGTTTTTTTGCGCGAGCTCGCAACCGAGAGATCACCGTTTTCCGCGACCCCTGGCCGGGAAGGCCGCGGCCGTTCTTCCAGCGGTTCACCTGGGCCCGCGACACGCCGAAGATCTGACCCAGATCTCGCTCGTCCCCGAACAGGCCAGAGTCCAGCGCCCACTGGACGGCTTGCCGGAACAGCTCGTCGTTTCGCACGTCGGCGTCTAGCACAAGGCGGTAGGTGACGATGTCCACGACCCCACCCATAACCAGCACACGCAAAAAACGCAAGAACCGCGAATATGCAACCGAGAAAAGTCTTGCCAGAAAACAGGGTCCTCAGAAGGTTTCGGGTTCTATACCCCTCTCACACACACATATGTGTGTTCGGTATAGATCTAGATCTCTTCTGGCTTTCCTGGTTTAGTGGCAAGAACTGTAATATATACTACATTAGATAAGAATAAAAGATCAAAAAAATCCCCGACCGTTTCCGATCGGGGAAAAACCTAGTAGCCGCAAAAATCAGCATAGCCTTTTATCACGTCGATATTGATCGCGTGATATCGAGCCTTCCCGTGGGGCCTGCACTCTCTCTCCGCCGCGAGCCCCCGCAGCGCTTGCCCGACGACTCGGATCGACGCCTTCCTAGGCCGCTCGTCCCCCCAGCACGCCACCAAGCCCGACGTGTTGACCCAGACCACGTCCGACCCCTTCTCACGCCAGAGCCACCCTGTGAGGCCTGTGGGCCCTTCTGGTGGTGCGTGAGGTACGGCGCCATGCTCGAGCTCGTGCCAGACCCGTAGGAGGATGTCGCCGCGGAGGCCGCTGGAGATCCGCAGCCAGTGCACTAGATCGCCGTCCGCCGCGGAGCACCAGAACCGATCGCCCTCCATGGCCCCCCAGTCCTGCTCTGCGAGCCACAGCACGTGGCGAGCGATCATCCCTCCCGCGACGAGCTCGTCCCCGGTGACGCCCGCACGCTCCCAGCAACCGATCGCGGAGTCGGGGATCGGGATGTGGAGCAGCCTGTCGCCGAACGCCATAACTGACGCGTCGTTCAGGTTGTGCGCGACCGCACCTTGGATCAGTGAGTGCACGTCGTTCGTCGCGATCGCGAACCGGAGCGACCCGCGCACTTTTGCGACGTCGTGATGCTTCCGTTCGACGGACTGCACCCGCGCATTCACCGCTTCTCTGAGGTACGCC